TGAATAACTCTTTACACCAACACCAGAATCTGTTGAAGCATTCCAACAAAGTATAAATGATGTCGCAGTTAAGTTTGAACTTGTTAAACTTGTTGGTACAGTTGGAGGTGTTGTATCTGGTGGAATCGTTGGAGCTGGAGGTAAATAAATATCATTCAGTAATTCCAAATCAGACTTTCCAGTTAACATATTTGTTTTGATACTATTTATTTTATAAGTAGTTCCACTAATATTAAATCTGTCGGCTAGTGTATAATTAAGTAAAATTCTTAATGGTAAATATGCAGTTAATTTTGTTAACCTATTTGTTACATCAAACACATCAGAAATATAATCTTTATGGTATGCTTCAAATAAAGTATTTGTAAACTCATTATCTGCTGGGTCTGATAAAGCTCCATACTCATTAAACTCTTGATTGAAATTTATATTGTACTTACTTGTAGCAGATGACAAAGCAACACTATTTGATGGTATGTTATAATTTACAATTTCTGAATGAGTTGTACTATCTTCAACAAAAGAAATATTATTACCATTGTTTCTAATTGGATAAAACAATAAAGGCTTTCCGTAATATGGCTCTTGATTATCATCAACAAAATAACCATATTGAATTGATGTTACTGCATCTGTGTTATAGTCTCTTAATCTTTCATATTTCAATTGCGAGAAAGGTGTTTTAACCTTGTAAATATCCCCACCAAAATCTATTCCTCCTACTTGATTGTAATGCATCTTTCCCCAAGTCTGAGCTGCTAGTTGTTCGTGTTGTTTTGCAAGTAGTGTTTTTGTGTCTCCGTGTTCAAATGTTATTTCCTTGAATGGTAAAGCAACATTTACTGTGCTTTTGCTTCTGTCAATAAATTCTGTTATGTCATAAGAAACACCCCCAGAATAATAATTATCTAAAGTTTTTACAATTACCTCTCCAGTATTATCATCAACATAAGATGTTAAATTAAACATTTTAAAAACACCAGTTAAAAAGTCTATTGTTTTTAAATCTGGTATCTGTTGTGATATGATAAAACTAAAAGAATTATTATGCGTAAAAGAAGCAGATGTAAATCGTGTAATAAATGACCCAGTACCAATTCTAGTTTCTAAAACCCAAGTTACTTCAGAAAAGGTTATATTGTCAGCAGATTCAATTATCACATTATAACCTCCAGCAACTAAATTATACTCAGTTTCAGATATATCTAAATCTCCAGATGCATCAATTACTCTATGCACCTCTTGACCATTTATTTGAATTGATACATTATAAGAGTCAGTACTTGTTGTTCTTAGCTCTAAATCTAATCCTCCAAATTGAAAAAATGAATTTGATGATGGATTTAAAGTTGTTGATGTTATATTTAAAGTAGATACATTTATTATTCCAGTCTGAGTTGGGTTGTGTGTTACTGTCCAAGTATTAACTAAAGATTGTGCTAATATATTTCCAGTTCCAGTTGATGTAACATCTCCCTTTTTTCTATGCAACCACATAAACAAATTGTAGTATGGTTCGTTTGTACTTGTAAAAAAATCATTACTAAAAGTTATACCATATTTTATTTCTATTGCTTGTATAATTCTATCTAATCTTAAAGCATATTTTAAATCATTCCAAGAAACTCCGTGTACATTTGAACCACCTCCAGAACTAGAATAATGCAAATTTCCAACATCATTTGCTGATGAATGACTATTATAAGTTAATCTTTGTGTATGTGTTATAAGAGGAACAATAACATCGTTTGTTGATGGATTATCTTGAAATGAACTTTTTATACTTGAAGAGTCATAGACTAAATTAATACTATCCAAGCTATTCAAAGCGTTTAATTTATCTTCTCCAAGTAAGTCTTTTAAAGTTACTGTATTACCAGTAAATCTAACCTTGTAAGATGATGGTACATTGTTCTTTAAATCAACACCTTCTAGTTTTATCTTACCCTTTTTGAATTTTAAATGATTTAATTCTAAAGTAGCACTTACCCTCTTCCTTCCATCAAATCCATTTGTAATTGAATTGTTGTAATAATGTCTAAATATTTTATTATTCTCTTTTGTTGCTGGTAATGAAAAGGATTTTGAATAGTCTGTAAATACCTTCTGGACATCTTTTACATTTTGAATAGTCTGCGTCAAAACAACACTTTCATCATCAAATAAATCTACTCTTTGACCTTGTATATATAGTTGTATTTTTTGCATTTATCTGATGTCATTTAAAACATTATAAGAGTTATCAAACTCAATTGTGTATTCAACTAATTTATCATTTAACCTCGTCTTGTAATTAATACTACTTGTCTTAATATTGATTGGCAGTACTTGATTATTTGTGCTTGTTATCCAAACCCTTTCAGACAACATAAGTTGTTTAAATACTTCGTTGTTTGATTCGCTTACAAATCCACTACTCAAAGAAATTGATTCATTGCCAATTATATTAAAATCTCTATTTGTATGATTAGATGTGCTATAAGTATTACTTGATGTTAATGTATTTGCTTTGTAATTCTCTCTTTTTGTAGTCATTTTTTCAATTGACTTTTTAAAGAAATACATATCTTGAAGAACTCCAAACCTATTCGTAAAAGTTACTTTATATGGTTCAAATTTATCTGGACATTGTTCGTTTAATTGTAATAAAGTTATACTATCATCATCGGTTATTCTTATGCTACTTACATCTACAGTCTTTTTAACAGATACATTATCAATAGAGAAAGTAAGAGGTGTTGTTAAATCTGTTGCTTGTGCTTCAAATTGTATTCTTTCGGTAGCCTCTCCAACTCCAGAAACTCTGTATACTCCATTCCTTGTAATTGGAATAGGAAAAGGGTATCTCATTTTAGCAGTACCAGTTCCACTAAAATTTGTCACAGTAAATTCAGAGGTAATATTTACCCCATCAGTTAAACCAGCAGAAGATTGAAATAATCTATCAATTGCTAAATCAGAAGAATTTAAAAAACTTGCTCCATTGTTTATTGTCCAATCAGTAGTTTCTTTTGTCCATCCACTATCTGTTGTGAAATTTCCGTTTACACATAGTTCTGGAAATAACTCAACTGATTCTATTTGAGCATTGCTTTGTGTGCTTGTGGTATATGATACTGTTCTTTGTGTTGCTCCAGCAGAATCCAAGAATAATAATGTTGGATTTTTTTCTGTGTATATTGGTATTCTGTAATCTGCAAGAGGTGGTGTATTTATATCTCTTTGAGACATCAACAAAGCTCTGTAAAAAAGTGAAAAGGTGTTTGGTTCTTGAAAATATAAGAAACTATCAAAAGCTAAATCTGTGCTTATTGTCTGTGATAATTGTACACCATTCCCATCCTTTGCAGTTAAGATAGTTCTTACCCATTTAGCAGAACCCTCAGCAGTTGTATCATAGTCTCCATTAAAAGAAGCATCTAAATAGTCTCTTATTAGTTCAGCTATTTCAAAAGATATTTGCGTTGTGGTTAATATTATTTGTTTACTTAAAGAATAAGTTGGTGTGCCAGTATAGCCAGTTGTTTTGTCTCCAGTATAAATCTCTATATCTAAAGTTGCAGTTGCTAAATCAGTATCTGTTACAGATATAAAGTAGGGACTCCTAGCGTTTATTATTGCCATTGGTTGTAAATTTTAATAGTTCTTCAACATCTAATTCGTATGCTTTTATTATGTCTGCATCTAATCTCTTAAATGCTCTTTCAAATGGTTTAGTAAAAAATAAACTTGGTTTTATACCATTATTAAAAATACCTCTTGCAATCATAAACTGTAATGATTTTCTTGAAATGAATTTACCTTTCTTGTCTCTTATTCCTTTTAACCCTTTTCTTACTATCCACTTATCTAACTTGCTTGGTGGTGGCATCTTATCCTTGTAACTAAATGGAGTATTATATTTTACCTTCTTTCCACTTACACCCTTGTCTTGATAGATACCATATTCCTCCATTAAGAAACTTAGAGCAAAGCTATTTGGACTAACAGTTAAATCATAATCTAAACTATTGTACAAGTCCTTTGAACTATTCTTTTTGCCCTTTGTTAGATTCGTTCTTGATTGTTGTATAACATATTTTGAAAATCTATTTAGTTCTTGTTGAACATTCTTTAACATATATTTATATCGTTATTTACAATAACATCAAATGTCATTGCCCAACCAGCCATCTCATTTTCAAACCTATCGTAGAATGGTTCTAAATTAGTTGTTCCTTCTAATTGGTATAAGTCTTGAAATAATGTTCCACCTCTTAACACTTGTGCTAATTTATTAAGTACTGCTAATTGAGTATTTAATATATCTTGTTCATTGTTATTCCCTCTGAATATATCTACAGATTTCTTTTTCGAAATATTAACAATATCCATAGACAAAACAGATAAATTGAAACGTAAAATGTTGTCATCATTACTTACATTATTTACAATTATGTGTGATAAAGGATAAATAGTCTGCTTTGATAAATCAATATTTGTTATATCCCCAGTTGTAACTGTTTTTACATTTGGGTCAGATAACAATTGAGTCTTTATTGTTTCCGTTACTTGGTAAAATCCTTTCATTAAAATTTACTTTTTATTTGTTGTGCTTCTATCTCTGCTTTCTCCTTCTCAAATGATAACATTGTTAAACATTGATGTGCGTTTAATTTAGTGATATCTTCAAGCCTTGTAACATCTCCTCCAGAGAGAGAATAAAGGGATGAGTACCATCCATATCGCTTGTTGAAATTAGCTGCTCTTGTATATTCTCCATCTCCTCCAGATTTGAATAGAGTATCGTATGTTTCGATAATTCGAGTCCTAAATTCAAGAAAAAAAAAACTGCACCAATTGCTGCATCAAGAGGCATATCTTTTAACGCTTCTGGATTTGATACATTATAATCTTCAATACTATATTTATCTCCTTTCTTTATTTTAATTGGTCTGTATAATACGTTCATTGCTTTGTGCATTTCTGCCCAACTAATAATATTATTATCTAAATCAATATACTCTCCTAAACTCATTTCGTCTAAGTCTGGAATAAATCCATATTGAACTCCATTCAATGTAAACTTCTCAACGTGATTTGGTGTTACAGATAGCATCTCGTTTAGTATATCAATTATTGCTGATACACTTGACATCTTTAACTTGTAACTATCAGATAAAGGAATACCACAAAAGATTTCTATCATTTTAGCATTGAGAAAATTACCCTCTGGATTCTCTTCAGCTATCTTTAAGAACTTCTGATACTGCTCTAATGTAATTTCGTTTAACAATGTTGGTACTGTAATTTCAATCTTCATACTTATATAATGATAATAGTCTATATTTTTATAAAAAAACCCTTACAAATTTCATATGCTTTTGATAATAGTAAAAAATGATTTGGTCTTGTTGGTTTGGCTATGCGTATTTCTTTGCCAGTTTTATGATGTATAAAGCATTCAACAACTGCAATCATCTGTTCGTTGCTCATTACCTTATAAAGTATTTCCCCTTATTTGGATTGCTTAACTGAGATGTAATAGCGTAACGACAACTATCGATGCAATGGTCAAAACCTTGAATCGGTTTATTAATAGTATTCCCCTCTCTGTCTTTCATCCAAGTATAAGACTGCAACTCTTTAATAAGGTTATTGCTTCTGCTTGTTACAAAGATTTTGTTTTGGTTAATTAGATTGATTCCATATACAATAGAATCCTTACCTTTAGTACAAGGTAATATATTATGTCTGTATGTTCTTAATTCTGCTATTGATTTTGGTTCAGCAGAATCTGCATAAACTATCTCTTTTACATTGTGTTCTTTTAATAGATTTGAGATGTCTACATTTAAAAGTTTCTTTTGATAAAATACTTCATCGAAGATATATGAATCATTGTATTTGTATAATCTAATGTAAGTGCTTGGGTCATTACTATATCCGAAATCCATCCCTCCACATAATAATCTTGCTTCTTCTGGCAGTTTCTCCATCTCTCTCCAATCCTTTATACATACACCTTCTAAACTTCCTATCTGTCCAAGTCCGTAAACCTTCCACCAGTTGCTCCAATATTCGCTTGTCTTTGCTTTCTCTCTTGCTGATTCAATATCATCTACAATGGTTTGTGGTAATGCTTCATTATCTAAGTAAGTAAGGGTAATAAAATCTGCATCATCATTTCCGACAACTTCTTTATGTGCCCAAAAGTTTGCAGTTGGGTTAAAGTCAATCCAAATGTCTCCAGATGTTCTTATTGATAATTGGTTGTATGCTTCAAAAGGAACATTGTTTGCTTCATTAACATACAATACATTCCTTCTTGCCCCTCTTAATTTATCTGGTTGCTCAACACTAAAAAATTCTATGTAGCTTCCATTTGTAAATGTGTATTTTAAAGCTGACCTATTCCATTGATTATCTCGGAATCTATTAGTTGATACCATAATCTTTAGAAAGTCCTTCATTGCTCCTCTTCGTAAATGTGGAATTGATTCAGATACTACACTTGTTTCTGTTAGTGGATATCTAATACACCTATCAATAAGAATTGGGATGATGCCAAATGTCTTACCAGCTGACGTTCCTCCTTGAATGACTTTTTTACGCTTTGTAAGAGCGTGTAATTTCTTTATGGCAGTTGTTGATTGAAACAATATTATAATTCAAATAAAGGTTGCTCTGATGTAATTGAGATATCTTTTGTCTCCTTTGGTTTACCATACATATAATTCATATATAATTGTATAGCTTTAAAATCACCCTCATCAATCATTAATTTTAATTTAACAATTGCCTCATCTTTATCAATATGTTTATTTAACATACTGACTAACTCCATTTCTTCAGACTTGCTTTTCCTTCCAGCAGTCTTATGCCCTCCGTTATTTTTTCTTCCATCCATAATTAAAAAAAATTATTATTAATTTAATGATATAGTTATATAATGAAATTATAACCTCAATTTATTTTGTTGACCTATTATTTTAGCACTTTTAATTAAATTATCCTCTGCCCATAATGGTTGAAGATTAGAATAATGACATAATTTTTTTAATCCTTCTTCTGTTTTTGCAGATGCTAATGGGATAATATGGTCTATGTGCCATTCTCCGTGATTGCTCCACTTCATACCTTTTTTAAATTGCCTTTCAATATGTGCCTTGCATACTTCCCAATCAACCCCAAGCATTTCTTGTGTTTCAGATGTTTTACAATATCCTTTGTTTTTAAATGCTTTAGATGTTCTATTCCTTAAATTACAAGACATTTTAAAAAGTGGGTCGACTTTCATCCTCTCTCTTCTTAATTCATTTATTCGTTTTTTATTGTTTTTATAGTATTGTTTCTTTTGTTCACTTATGCGTTCTTTATTGTTTTTATAGTATTGTTTTCTGTGTTCTTTATTGGCTAGATAGTATTCTTTATTAATTTCTTTTATACTTTCTTTATTGTTTTCATAGTGTTGTTTAAAATATTCTTTTCTACGTTCTTTATTGTTTTCTCTGTATTCGCTCTGTATTGCTTTTATACGTTCTTTATTGTTTTCTCTATATTCTTTACTACAAGACTTACAAGTGTATGTTAACCCATCTTTAGTATGCCTATCTTTATTAAACTCCGTAACCTCCTTTTCTATTTTACATTTTCTGCAAGTTTTCATAATAGCTCTTCATCTAAATCTGCAATCCATTTAATTAGCTTTGGCTTATCACAACAAATTTCTTGATACTTATGATTAAAATATTTTGAATGAAGACTACAGAGAGTTTTCCAATCTGCATTCAACAACCTTGATGTGGTTCTATCTTTTACCCCTCTCCAGATTATTGTATCTTCTGATTCTTTTTTTGGTTCAGCTTTCCACTTCTTATATTGTTTGTATTCTTTTGAGCGTTTATCAATTGTTACAAAGTACCCTTGCTTTTCAAGCTCTCTAAATTCTTTATCTACCATAATTTTTTTTATTTTAAGATACCTTTAAATATATGACTTACTATATCAGTAGTCCATCCGTCACCAATTAAATCTCCCGCTTTTTTTTGATTTACAATAGATGTGTAACCTTTTGGAATATTATGTAATCTTTCCAACTCGTTTTGATTTACAGTCCTTACAGTTCCATTATCTTCATAAATCAATGTAATCATACCAGTAGTATTATTTCTATGTCTTAAATACTCTTGCTTTCCTCCAACACCAGAAGATGTGTTTAAACAAGTATGTTTTCTTTTTGGTGCAACTCCACTATCTAAAACACTTTGCAAAGTTGTTAAAGTATCTTTTGGCTGTGTTATTTGACTTATTAACCTACCAGTTAAATCATAACTAAAAGGAGGTATATTTGTCCAATACAATCTATCTCTCAATGCACCACTTACTAAGCTACCACAAAGTCTTACTGGTTCGCAATCTAATTCATTACAAATAAACCAATAATTATAATCAGACATAATTACGTTTTCAAGTAAAAAATACTTTGGTTTACATTCTTTTAATAATCTTACATATTCAAAAAATAAACTACTCTTTGTCCCATCAACACCTTTACGTTCTTTATTTGCTCTGCTAAAATCTTGACAAGGAGAACCACCAATTAATAAATCTATTTTAGGTAAATCCTTTGCTTTTACCTTTGTAACATCTCCTAATTGTATTGTATTTGGATAATTGTGTTGCGTTACTTCTATTGCGTGTTTTTTAATTTCAGCAGCATAATAATTATCTACTTTAATTCCCGTGCGTTCTAATGCAATTTGACCACAACTCATTCCGTCAAACAAACTTAATACGTTTATTTTATCTACCATAATTCAATATCGTTTAAATTCTCTTGTCTTTTATCACACCCACAGTCTTCTCCCCATATCTTTTTGACTATCCATTTGATACCAGTATAATATGTAATGCGTTCAATTAAGTTTCCTAGTTTCATTCTTTTATTCTTTTATTTATTTATCTTTTGTTTTAACCTCTTTTTAACCTTTCTAAACGTATTATATAAAGAATGGTAGGATATAGTTGTTTTATTACTTAACTCTGTTATAGTGTACTCATTCTGAATCATATTGTATACTTTCCTATCATACCAATGTAACCTTTCTAATTCATCTTCAACTTTATTGTTTTCTGTTTCAAAATCAATATACTCTCCAGATTCTAAGTTATAAACTAAATCAATTGATTTCTTACCCTCCTTTTCCTTTCTTTTCTTTAGCTGCAAGAATGAGGTTTTTAATGTCAAGTAGATATAATAATAATTTACATCATCCCCATAAGAGATATCTAAACCTTTTGTAAGCATCTTACCAATGATACAATACATATCTCCAACGATGTCCTCAGCTTCTTCTTGTGAGCATCCAAATTTAAGAACTGTGTTAATCCACTTGTTATGTGCGTCAAATATTTTTTCAAGCATTGTATTAGTTTTCTAAAAGATAAGTATTTTAAATTATATAAAAAAAGATATTTATTAACACTTTAAAAAAGGGTATAGCTACCCCAAGTCATCTAAGTATATTTTTATTATAATATCAAGAGATATGGATGTATCTGAATACATAAGAGTAAATCAGTTATTAAATAAACATATAATTATATAATGATTTTAGAATGACTTTTTATAAAAAAACAGTAACTATTTTTATTATTTATATTTATTTTAAATAATACAACTAAGCACAAAGCACATTAAAACGTGCCTTGTACAATCTGTTGTATCTACCAATGCATCCCATCCATTGATGTACTTGATTCAATAATCTCACACTGGTCTTTACTTTTCCAACTCCAAGACTTTATCCTCAAATTAACAACATTAAACACCTCTTCTCTTCTTTCCTCTGGTACAGTATCAATTAACATATTAAGTCTATCAGAATCAACCCTAGACACAATCTGCTTAATGTTCTTTGTTCTTGCTTTTAGCTTCTCTAATCTTATTCTTTCCCTTTTAATATTCTCCTCTCTTCTATCATTAAAATAGATATCATAAACAACTCTAAATGGTCTTGATGAATTGTAATAAGTACCAACCTTTTTTAATGCGTGAAAGATAGATGACCTATTACGCACAATTTTCTGCTCTTTAAACCATTCTGATATCATTCTATCATTCATATCGTTTAGTTCATTTAGAACCTTGTAGAGTAAAGCTCTGAATGCTGGAGCATCTCCATACCTTGAACCATCTTTTAAGTTTATCCTTGCTATCTGGCAAAAGTCTTTTGCTAATTCATCTGCAAAGGTTTTATCGTAGTTTCTTCTTTCTAACATTAATCTAATTTTAAAAATTCTGCTGATGCGTGTTTCTTAAACCATTCTTCATTTTCAATATATTTATCAATAACTGCATCAACCATTATCAATTCATCAATATCAAATCCTTTTATCTTATCCATTAAAGAACTTACTTTCCTTAATACATTTGTTGTCATCTCTTGATTGTTAAGATATACCTCGTCATAATCTTCTTGTACATATTGCTCCAGCATCTTCAAGAACTTATTACCTTGATTCTTTATGCTTTGCTTGTACTTGTTTGTTCCTTGCAAATCTTCAATTGCTTCTATTGTAAGTTGCCCAAGCAATACTGCTTTTAAATAGTGTAATTGTCTATCTTTCATTTTAAAACATTGTTAATTGTTGTTGATGTTCTTTTAATCTTTTCATTGCTGCATCGTAGTATTCTTTATCAAGTTCACAAGCGGTTAAATCATATCCTAAATTATGACACGCTAAAGCTATTGAGCCACTCCCTAAATGAGTATCAAGTATTTTATCGCCCTCTTTAGCATAGTTCATTAATAGCCATTCGTATAATTTAACTGGTTTTTGTGTTGGGTGTATTCTTACTTTGTCTGCACCTAAAAACCCTTTATATATAATTGGTGCAATTCTTAATACTTTATCAAAACTGCACCAAGCTAACTCTCCATCAGCAAAATCACAGTCTCCGTTTATTCCCTTATCCCAAAAAATATAACACCTTGATGGATTTAATTTATCTGCAAAATAATTACCTCCCCAAATTATTTGATTTTTAGATACTCTTTGTAATTCATTAAAATACTCTAAACTTGGGGTTTCATTATCCCATTTTTTGCCTTTTTTATATTTCTTATTCTTACCATTTCCCATAGTCATCTCCGAAGCATTTATACCATAAGGCGGGTCAACTATTGCAAGGTAAAAGTAGTTATCTTCATACCTTGCCATTAGTTCCATATTATCCTCGTTTGTTATATTCATATTATTTTATATTGTTTTTTAAGTTTCTTTGCATATAAAAATCGTTTAAATACACCTCCATTAATGGTTTAAATTTTGATATTGATGTTGCGGATGGGTGTTCTGTTTTTGCAAGATTTCCATATTGTTTAAAAATATAATCAATTGCATCATAATCTTTGTAAGCTTTTGAAAATGCAGTATAAATCATTTCCCTAACACAATAAGCTTGTATATTTGTTTTTGTGTATTTAACGACTAAATTAGATATTTTTCTTAAAATGTATAAAGAAAATTTTAAATCTATTATTTTTGAATTACCTTTTTTAAATTCCATTCTACTTGCGTTACCAAAGAAAGCATTAGCAACGTTACCAACAGAGATATTATTTGAATGTTTTAAATATGCTTTATGAACTATTTTATAATCGTAATTATCTCTTGAATATGCCTTTAAATAATCAGCAGTAGTCCAAGCTTTGTTTCCGTTGTTTAGTCCTATAATAGCTTTTAAATGCTCTTTTTCATCTCCAGTATTAACCCAATCAATAACATATGCTGGAATTGTTTTTTGTTTTAAAAGTTTTGCACATTCGATTCTATTATGACCCTCGATAACATCCCCCTTTGAAGATATAACAATTGGCATCATCCAGCCAAACTCGTTTAATTTTGATTTGAAACTTTCAACGTGCGACATCACTAAATCCCTATTCATTTCTGCCATTTTTAATTCACTTATTGGGTAATAAGCATTGTACTCTCCTCTTTTAATTTCTTGTGTGTTCATCTTGTTTGTTTTTAATTGTTAAAATCTATATAATTATAATTGTGTTCTTGATAATAATTCTTTGTTTTTTCTATCTCTTTTGCCAATAATGTCTGCAAATAAATATAGATGTAATTTACCTCCTCTTGTGTTGGATGATATTGCTCCTCTCCATCCCAGATGTTAGTTTTTAAGACTTCATCTTTAAAAGACACATCTATTAGATGTCTTTCGTTATCTTCTTGAATCTCTACCTCATTTGGCAATGGATTTATGAATTGGTCTGAGTTTCTGTACTCTGGTGCTATACTATCAATTATTTTAATTAGTTCCATTTTGTAGGCTTTTATAAACTTCTATTTTTGCGTTGTTCTTTTCAATTCCAATCTGTACTTCAAGAATGTCTATCCTTCTTTCAAGCCACCAATCGTCTTTGCTTTTTACATAATTTTTAATAATCTCTAATGTTGCAAGAGTTTCTTCTGATAAATTGTTTTCGTTTGTTGCCATTTGTTTTTTGTTTTATGAGTTAAATAATACTAATATCATTGATGCAAAGAATAGTGTAATATACGCTGCAATACATATCATAATTATTGCAAACAATAAATAAAATCCTCTTTTTATAAATCTAATCATTTTGGTATTTGTTTTTTAATAATAAGAAGAACTTATCATTGTCGGTTAATTTAAGTTTAAGCAAGTCTTGCTTGGCTTCTTTTCTTCTGTTGCTTACTGGTAGTTTGTCTACAAGTTGCTGAATCTTTTGAATTAATTTTTTTCTGTACATAATTTGAATTTAAAGGTTAAAAACTAAGCCGATTATAAATCTACTTATAAAGTAGCTTGGTGCAATTATTAAGATTAATGTTTGTAATTTTTTCATCTGTTTTGTTTTTAATTATGGTGTAAATATACAACCAATTATATGTTATAAACAAACTATTAACAGATTTTAACATTTCTTTAACATTTTAACAAAAAAAAAGAGAAGCTATTTAACCTCTCTTAATCTCTGTATCTCCCTCTCCAGATAGTCCTTTGCCTTTAGCAAGTCCCCTAGTTCATCCTTTTTCTTTCCAGCTCTACAAATATACTTTAGTATGTTACCTCTGCTAAAATTTAGGTTAAAATCGTTTATGATATCAATTACATCATAATCTTTGCCATTGTCGTAGTGTGTTTGTGTGCTTCTCATCGTATTTATAAATTTATTATTGTTGCATAAGATTTTTTAAGAACCCAAAATTCTTTCTTTACCCTTTCATTATTATTAAAATCAGTTGTTGCTGGTACGTTATAGAATCTCTTTGGTATTGAATGTAAATTAAGTTTACTGATATTAAAAACATAAACACCAGTTTCATCTGCTTGTATGTAAAGATAATCTTTATTTTCTTCTTTTGCTTTCTTGGTATTTATAACAGTTTTATTAACCTCTAAAAATGGTTCTTTATGGTTTGCTCTTCTGTTTTTAATCTCAACAATGTAATTGTCATCAAATGCATCATAAGAACTAAATTTATCTGTGTGTTCAATTAGTTTAGTACCAGAAATTTTATTTATAAAGTCAACTGTTTGTTTTTGATTCATTTTATTTTTGCTTATCATTTCTGGTATATTAAAGTTAAAATTATTTGAAAGATTCCAATGTATAATACTATATCTTCTTCATAGATTTCTTCATCATAAAAATGGTAATGTCTAACCCCAAACAAAAAGCCTTTAAAAAATCCAGCTTTAATCTCGTATCTTATTAATTTCATAATTGTAAATTTTAGTGTATAAATCCCAAATAGCTTGAGATGATTGTTCTTTATTAAATTGCTGACCTTTCATATAATAATTTCCTTTTATCCTATTACAGTATATTTTAAACATATTACCATATGGTTCTGGATAAATTAAAAAACCATTCTTAAAACAATACTGTTGAGCTTTGTAATTGCAGTTCTTTATTACTATATTCTTTCTAGCTTTTGCCATTCCATTCTTCGTGAATATCAATTAATTCAAGTGCTTTCTCAACTCCTTTTGCTTCACAGAATCTATGTTCGTTAAATAAATAAAGCCAGTATTCAACTATATCTTTTTTATCTCTTTGGCTAAAATAGGTATCTATACAACTTTTATAGGCTACATTCTCTAAGGATTTACAATGTGGACTTTGTAACATAATTATCTATGTCTTTTATTTTTAAATAATCTAAATATCTTTCTGTTGCCAAATCTAACTTTCTTCTTCCTCCATCAATAAAATTATCTGAACATTTAAATATGCCCACATCAAGTGTGCTTTTATCAACTACAATAAATTCAAAATCAAAAGCATTAAACAACTCTAAATATAAAGCAGCTTGTAAATCATAAGAAAAATGATGAGCTGACCTTTCAAAAGATTTAATGTCAGCAGTTGTTTTTAAATCTATTACAAGTCCATCTTTTAAAATATCTGCTTTTCCTCTAAATGGCAAATCATTGTAGGTGTGAATTGCTGGTATTTCAAACCTTGCACCCTCTAGCATCTTCTTAACCTCAGTTACATTTCTTACCCTTTCAGATATCTTTCTTGATTTCTGATACTCGGCATTTGTAAACACATTATGTGAGCCAACTTCTTCAACTGCTAGTTTATATTTCTTTGATGCTTTTGTACCTTCTGTAAATGTTAAGTATTCAACCTTTTCTGGTTCAAGAACCATAAGATGAATTAGTTGACCATCTCTTAACGCTTGTACGTTTGTTTGCTTCTCAGTCAATGAACGATGATACGAATAAGGAGAGTCTAAAAGTTTCTTTGATGCTGAACTAGATAATGCATTTACACCAAGATAGCCATAATAAAATTCATCATCTAACATCTTTTTTAAAATGTCTTGCTTGTCAAATACTTCGTTGTTTAATAGTTTAATTGTTTCCATTTATTTTAGTTTTATTGCTTGTTTTATATCAATTTCTGTTACTTCTTTTTTAATCCATCTTCTGTTCTTAAATTCAGATGTTGCTGGTAATGATTTTTCAAACCATTTTAAATCTATTTTGTTTAAGTTAAATAGATATATCCCCTCTGGCGTACTATTAATATATATTGGCACATCAAAGTGTTTATTTGATTCTTTTACTAAAGCATCGTATTTAGACTTTTCAAGTAATAAAGTATCATAGTGTTTTTTTCTGCATTTCAACTCTATTCTGCTTTGAGTTTCAATATCGTAACAGTCCCACCTTGATATTGGATTTTTACTGTTTACTAAACTTTTATAATAGTTTAAATCTAACCAATCAAATAAATCTTTTTCTTTCCAACTTTGCATAGTTGCAATATAAGGTTTTCATTTATTAAAATTCAAAATCATTATTAACAAATTCTGGTAAACCTTTATCATTAACTTTAAAGGAAAATGGTTCAAATCCTCTGTTTCTGCTCCTCTTACATTCAACAGTAATCCATCCTTTGTTGACCTCGTTTTTTTCTAACTTGATTTGTGTTTCTGCTTTTTTCTCTAATGCACTTCCTAAATTTCCAGTTGGTTTATCACTTCCGAAATTCTGATGTAAAACTGTCATTAAATGACAAGATAACTTAGATGTCCAAGTCATAACCTTTTGTACAATAAAATTTGATTGCTCCATATTGTTGACATCGCTTACCATATCTGCAATTCCATCTAATATAATTAAACCAATTTCTTTTCCTTCAAATAAATCAAATAAAATATAATCAATAAATTCAATTCTTTCTTGATGGTTCATTGAACGCAAAGCATAAATATGATAGTTATCATCGTTTTTTAAATTATTCATCATTAGTGGTCTCCTTGCTAACTTACTAACGTGAAACTTACCTTGTTCAGTATCAAAATGAATTATCTTTCTTCCTCTTCTATGTCCTTTAATAATTCCAGTATATTGATTGATTCCACTTTGATAAGCAGATACAATTAAACTCATTAAAAATGATTTACCAACTTTAGGAAATGCTTGTACAAAAGAGAAATTACCATCTGTGCCAATTGGTATTGGATATTCTGTTTTATTACCTCTAAAATCTGTATCAATGTAAGTGCCACAACTAATAGAAACTGGGGGGTATTTAATAACTTCTGAAACATTAATGTTTGCATCTGCTTCAAGAAGCTGCATCATCATTCTCTGCTCTTCAATCTCTTCATTCGTCTTTGTTTTTTGAATCATCTATGTATTTTTGAATTTTTTGTTTGTAATATTTGCCAAGAATATTATCGTTTAAGAATTTATCACTTTCTAAAACATCGTTGGTAAATTGTAATTTTGTCTCATAATAAGACATCATTGTTCGATTGTAGCAAATGTATATTATTTCTCGGTAACAATTTTCTATTTTCCATTTTTTACTTTCTGCATTGCTTCCAGTATAAGTTTTCCAGTTGCTTTCAACGTATGTTACTCGCTTTCTTTTATACCCCTTTAGAGGAGGCTTAGTTCGTTTATTAAGCAGTATCTTTTTACCAATGTAAACTTGTTCCGTTTGTCTGTTAAAGATTCTGTAAACAAAGCCAACTGCATCTGCTGGTAAATCTTTTCTTTCTTTTATTCTTTGTCCTTTATAGTTCCACATACTCCTCTAACTTATCTAAATGCCTTTTGTTATTAAACTTTGTCGCATATTTATACTATATTTGCGACAAAACCTTGCCATACACAAACCTTTGTAAAACATTAAAACGAATTTTACAACAAAGAATATAAATAATAAAATTACTTACGTTCTGCTTTTAAATCTTCAATTTTATCATTAACTTTTGTAAGCTTTATAGTCAATGAACTATACATTGAGCCATCAATCCAAGGATTGTCCATTAGTTTTAAAATTGAGTTTCTTACTTCTATAAAGTCCTCTACTGTTTTTGGCGGTTCTATTATCATAATTCGTAATTTAAAAATTCATATTCTAATTCGTTGTCGTTAATATTTCAGTGATTATGATAGTCAAAGTAGTTTGTCTTTAATTTATACACACTAAATAATATACAATTTATTTGTAAAACATATAAAAAAAAGGAGGAGATTTCCCCAAATCCCCCCCTAGTTTTAATTAAAATGGCAAATCATCATCAACTAGTGGTGCTGATGCTTTTTCTTTGCCTTGTTCTGATTTTTGTACAAATCCTTGTAAATCATCAGAAGCATAGTAAATCTTACCATTGGCAACATACCTTTTATTTTCCTTATTTTCTCGCTGCTCCTTTGTTTGTGGAATAGTAAAAGATATATTTTGACCGAAATTACCTTCCTCAAAAATAGAAATATTTAATTTAAGTTTTTTTAACTCTTTTCCATCTTCCCCTTTCTTTGGGACTAACTCTCTTGATGCATTGTAAGTCTTCACAGTTTCATAAAATTGTGATACACTCTTTAACTGGTCAAGGCTAAACTCAACACTTCCTAATAAATAACTTTTTGTACTCATAATTCTAATTTTAAATTTAATTTATATTGATATATTATTGTCTATCACTTCTATAATGTGCCTAAAGGTACTTCTTTCTTGCTCTCCAGTAACATCAACTCCATTAATGAAGAATCTATAATGGTCTTTTTTTTCCGTTGGTCTTAATTCAAATTCATTCATAAGTTTTAAAATATATTTCAGTTTCTGTATTTTCACTTTTATCAATAGCAGTTACAGTGTGTATTTGATATTTTAATAAAAAATTTGAAAAAGTATCATAACCAAAGAAATCAAGTGATTTATCTGGATTAGAGAAAAACTCTACATCATAATATACTATTCCGTTTTTTTGATTTGGTATTACTGTTCTAAAAGTAAATATACCATCTGATATAAATTCAAATTTCAAAGGTGTTTCAAAACCAATTAAATTTATTACATCTGCTTCTGTTGTTAATTGTGTCATAATTTATATTTATTTAGTTAATAATTCTTTTACTTCTTTTGATATTCTGTACTTATCTTCAACTTTAGATAATTGACCACCTCCCTTTAAGTAAGTCTGTGCTTTCTTAAATTCTGGAGTACCTTTATTTAACCAAGTCTTTTCAGTTGTTGTGCTTCCTTTTCCGTGTGTATTTGTTGCGTCAGCATCTTTTGTATCATCAATCAAAAATAAACCATTTAAACAGTACTTACGAGAATAACTGCTACTGCTTCCAAAACTCTGAGCAATATCCATCCCTTTTCTGTTTGGGTCTATTCCAGCTTGTGCTATTGTATGAACTGAATCTTCTCCATCTGATATAAATGCAGTTGATTGAACGTAAACCAAACCAGCAACTTCTTTAATCTCGTCTGATATTGTTAATGTACATTGATACTTACTTAGAAGAGGTTTAAGAGCTTCTAAGATATCTTCACAACTTCTGTAGTTGTATTTACCAAAGTTATTTCTTTGGTTCTTTGGTGCTTTTAATTCTGCTTGAATCTTTCTTAATTTTTCCATTTTAATCTATTGTTACATTTAATTTAATAATATTTTTAATTCCATTATTTTCCTTTACTTGATAGTTAATTAAAACATCTGTAATGTTAGCGTCTTGTTCTGTATGCATCTCAATAGTAGATTTTAAAGCATCCCAGACTGAATTGTTTACTTTCATAATTTATTAAAAAGGGAGGTTTTACCCTCCCGTTGTTATTGTTTAAAAGTTTTTTACTAAAGATAAAAATAAGTTTTCTTGTGATTTAGTATATTTACCTCTAACATAATACATTGTAGCAACAACATCGTTGTGTAAAAAGTTTTCTTTAAGAATATCTCTTAACTCATCGTATCTTTCAACACTTATATCACTTGATAATAATTGCTCTACTAATTTGATAATGTTTAATGGTTTCATAATATATTTTGTTTTAATTATTATTTGTTTCAGCAAAAGTATAGAATAATAATATAAAAAAGTGTTAAAGAAATGTTAAAATTAAAAAAGGGAAGCTTTTACACCTCCCTAAATCAAAAACAAATGATAAAACAAACCTTAATTCAAAAAGATTAAAATATTATGAAAAGAATAATAATTATACTCAAAGATAAACTTTATTTAATTAATAATAAAATTTAGTTATTAACAGAAGCAATTATAAACATTCCCCAACATTTATCTTTATTTTTAAATCTATTAATAATTTTGTTTTATTTTTAACCTAAATCAAGGTTTATTTGAATACTTAAGTATAAAAGAATACTTAAATATGTACTTAAAAAAATGCTAAGTTATATCTTTATTTTTAAATAAAAAAGTATTTATTTAATTTTTTCTAATCTTCTCTAAAGTTCTTGCACCAAAATAACCTCCATAAGCTAACATTAATAGATTGCCTAATAATGATATCCATTGAGCGTCTATTTTAAACCCTTCTAAAGAACTATCTAATATTACATAGATAAATAGACTAAGAGTCAAAAAAGCTAAACACATTGGTCTTATATTCCTAGCTAAAAAAGAGTCTGCTTTGTTGTCGGACTGCCATCTCTTAGTGACTTCTTGCATCTCGATGACATCTTGCTCTAATTCTTTTACTAGCATTTCTTTCTCTAATGCAGTTAGCTCTTTACTGCCTCCGATGGCTTCTAAAATGTCAGAGACTTTGCCTCCAGTAATTGCGTCAAAGACTGGAGATACTTTTTTACCAGTTGCTACTACACCCCTTAAAAGATTGCCAAAGAATGTTCCTTTTTTTTTCTTTAGTATGTCCATATTATGTCTTGTCGTTTGCCATAGTCCATATCAACGTGTATAAATGTATCAGCGATACCTATTCTTTTAAAACCTACAAAAATAAGTGCATCAATAATTTTAAATCTTGTTGCATTGTCAGTTGCTTTTATGTCTACTGCTAAACCCTTTATATGAGATGAACTAGGGTTTTTTATTGATAAAGGATGGTTTGGACTTCTATACGCTGAGTTTATAATAAATGGAATGTCTGCAAACGCTCTTGCTTGGTCGAGCCTTTGTAAGAACTCTTCATCCATATTATCCTCAATTTCTTTGAAGAATTTACTCATCTTTTTTCTTTAGGTTTACAATTTTTAAAACTGTATAGACAATAGATACAGTTAGTAATACTAATTTCAAACCTAGCTCGACATTTGAGAAGCTCATAGAGAAAGTGAATAAATTAATTAACGCTAGTTTAATGTCTTGCATATCCATATCTTATATTTTAGGTACTTCTGCGTTTCTTGGAAATCCATAGAATTGATGTGCTGCATTGTCAGCTGGATACACCTCATTGCTTCCAAAGTCTAAAGTATCCGTACTCAT